ATGGTCTATTAACAACAAAACCTGGCCAATTAATGTGTATACCCGTTTTTATGAGGTGTCCTGCGGGTTTTGGTGCGGCTACGGAAACGAGTGCTTCTTTACCGCCAAACTTTTTAACCTTATCGCATATGACTTTACACACACTTTCCACTTCACCAAACGTCATTTCGTCTTCGTCTTTATAGTCGAGATCGACGAAAAAGTTATAGTTTTCGGTTTTTTGTTCGACAACGAATATCTTTTCGCCGGAGTTATATGCATCTACGTACTTTTCGTAAAATTCGTTCAATCTATCAAATGGCACGGAAAGGACACCACCGTCCATGAGCACATGTGATAAATTGGATCCGTTAGAGAATCCCTGTTCTCTACACCATTGTTTAAACATACTTACCAATTATTAGATTTATTTTTTTATATTAGTCGTCTTCGTACTCATGGTGCCATATAGATCTTCTATAGGACACTTCCGGGTACTCTTCCTGTTCAGATAAAGACTTTTTTAACACGAGAAGTTCATAAACTTTATCTTCCTTGTGTAGTTCCGCGTACCTTTCTGCTTTAGCGCGTGTGTACCCGTGTCTATCTACTAGAAGTTCTTTTATCTGGTGAAGAATGTAAGCTTTCGACTTCATTATTTATTTTATAGAGAAGGTTTTTCTATCGACGGAAGTTACACACGCGTAGAATTCGGGGTTGTTTAGTATGTTTTTTACTATACGGTCCCACTGTTTTTTCGTGTTAAACTCCGTGAGCGTTTCAAAAGTCATGAAATCGTTTTCATCGTGTGTTCTCTTGATGGGTTGTTTCTGTGCCTTTTTTAAATTTGTTTTCTGTTTTTCTTCGTTGAATTTCCGTATGAGTTCGTTTTGTTCTTGTAAAGTATAATTTACGAAAAACACGAACACGTTATATTCTAACTCAACGCCTGGACTTTCTTTTACCGTAAACTTGTAGCTTGTATATTCGCCTTTTTTGAGAGAAACAACCCCCCTGGTTTCTTCTTCGAGTTCTCTTAGAGCGGTCCTCAGAGGGTTGGGTATTTCTCTTCGCCTGCACCCTCCGGTGACGAATATCCAATCTTTGAAGCGTCGATCCCGGACAGTGAGAAACTTGGGTTTATCACCCGTAAACGTTACAGGAATAGCTATTGCCTTGTATTTCTTCATTGCTCATTAGCAAGTTATAATTGAGCGAGATGATTATTCTGAGGATTCTTCTTCGCTATCTTGAATTTCTTCTTTTTGAGTTTCAACTTGGGTTGATTCTGAAAACACTTTTTTTGGTGGTGATGGTGGTGGACTGGACAAAAAAGAAACGAGTTTCCCGTTAAACCCTTTAACGTCTTCGAGATCTTGTTTTGTACTTTTGAGTTCTTTATACATGTATGCAGATGCGACTATACACACTATGATGGCGACAATTATTGCGGTCTCTCTATCGAAGGTAAACATTTTATACTAAAAAGAGTGACCATGTTTTTAAGTTCATATAATCGCACCCATATGAACACGGTTTTCTTGGGGACACTCGTATCCGTGTTGAGCAAATTGAATCTCCTGGTAATGCCCCTCTTTACACTCCGCATTATGGGCGGGTTGTTGTTTAGAGTCGACGAGGTGATTCAAAGTACCTGATTTTGGATCGTACGTTATTATAAAAACGAAAGCTGCTAAAAAAATGAGTTGCCAAAACATTTATAATAAGTGGCTAAATTAAATTGCTTAGTTGGAATACATCAAACCACCCATACCGTTTTCGATGCGAAGGATGTTGTAGTTGACGGCGTAGATGGTATTAGTAAACGATGTATTATCGGAAACAAGTCTCGCGGAATCAAGTCTACTGAAGTTGAGGGACCCGGTTGGTTGGAGTTTAGACGTATCGAGACAGAATGGAACCAGTGTAATGTCACCGTTAGTACAGCTACCGACTGATGTATGGTAATAGATTGGGGCGGAAGTAAAGTGTGGGATAACTGTCTTCGCATCACTAACATCCGTACCGTTAATTTGAAGCTTCAATTTATCGGCAGCGGACATACCATTTATAGCAACCAAATATTTTATTGGGTGATTGAAGTTGAGTTCCTGGATTTTAGAAGCCGAGGCGATAGCTTTTTGTGTTTGGGTAACAAGCATGTTTTGTGGTGTGGAAGACAAAGCGGTGCGTTCGTCGGTGTCGAGGTGGATGAACTGAGCGTAGACTTCAAGGTCAGTTTTCAAAGCTGCATGTTCGGCCCACGTAATTCTCAGTTCGACGTCGTGGTACTGAAGTGCAATTAATGGCAAAGCCGATTGTGCGTTTTCACAAAACGAAAATCTGAGTGGGTAGAAAGTTTCACTATTGTAAGTATGTCTAGAGTACGTTTGGTTCATAACGGTTGGTGCGAGAATCGTAGAAAATGTGTAATCATGTTCGTCAATGACTTGACCACCAATCAAGAGTTCAACTTTGTTTACTTGTGTAGACCAATCATCAGCATTGCCGGCTCTGTTAGCAATGTAGACGTATCCGAGCATGTCGCCTTTTCTTTCGAAACGAACGGTGGACATACCACCCCTGGCTGGGTTGCCCTGGATAACCTGTCTTTCGACAGTTTGGGCGAAATTCGTGTGACGTTTATAGTTAGATCTAAAGAATGAAACTTCGGGCTGACCGACGAGGTGCGCATCTTGGGCACCTATAGCAACGAGTTGAGCAATACCTCCAGACATATTTTATATTATAGTAAGGTTTTATTTTTTTAAATTACGAAAACCCGATTGCATTCATATAAATGTTCCCGTAAAGGTTCGATAGGGTCATGAGTGCGTGTTTATCTTGGGTGACCGAAACATTAGATGTCATGGAATAAAAGTTGACGTTCGTCATGGTGGATGAAATGTTTATGTCACCTCCACTCGCGAGTATAGGTATAACGATCTGTGCACCTGTTATGAGATTGGAGAATACGAGATTCGAAACGTCGGTTGTAGAGACGACGAGTGGTGCTGTTCCATAGGTTTTTTCTTTTGCATCGACCGTTATAGTACCCGAAGCTATTGAAGCTGATATGTCTGTGTTCGTTAATTTAATATTCTGTGAAGTTGTGTTCCCTGAAACTGATATAGTATTTGCTGTGATAGCGTTTGATTCTATACCTTCAATTTGAAGTACATTAGAAGTTACATTTGATCCTGATGCTGAACTTACAATATCGTCTAAACCAAACGGTGATGCCGCTATGGTTAATTCACCTAGAGTAATGTTATTCGCGGAAATGTTACCTCCAACCGTGAGTACATTGGAACCGTATGTATTTATTATCAAATTTGAACCAATGAATACGTTTGCATCTTGTTCGGTTATGTTTTGGAACGACGAACCACCTTGACCCCCAGAATCATAAATTTGACCTGTTGTCGTATCGTATGATAGAACGTTTCGTGTTGGGGATGCGTAATTTGGATCGAGTTGTATTGTATCTACTACAAAAAACCCGTTTTTGGAGCCTGATGTTAAAGATTGTAATGTAATCTTATCATCGAATGCGATGTTTGAAGCTATTTTTATACCGGCTGTTGCATTTGAGAACTGGACAACGTTGGATGTTACGTTATCAACATTCACTACATCGTGTAAGTTTGGTGTTGCCGTTTGTATACCTGTAAGCTGGGAACCGTTACCGAACAAGTAATTTGCTTCTACGTTACCATATACATTCAAAGTGAAATCTTCACCTTGTTTTATAGTTATATCAAAATCACCTGCGTGATTATCGGTAAAACCTATAGCAAACTCCGTTCTATTTTGGTCGTACCCTACGTATACATTGTCTGTATCAGATGGGCGCGCAAGTAATAAACCGGAATCGACTGACGCTGATGCATCGCCAAGTTGAATAATTGGATCTTTAACAACGAGATTTTCGGTATTTACGGTTGTTGTTGTACCACCTACGAGTAAATTACCTGTAATTTCTGTATCCCCTTCTACGCGTAATTCATAATCACCGAGACTGGGT